AGGTCAACGGTGTGGATGAATATGAAACGGAGTTTGGTGTCTATGGACGTTATCAGCGTGGCTATACGGCGATTCCAGATTCAGTTGAACAGGCATTGGCGAAAGCAGGCTATAGATTCCATGAAGCGATTGCGTCTGATTTTGCTGACGATGGCTTGGCAGAAATTCCGCAGGCAGCTGAACCCGTGATTGAATAGAGCAGGCATAGCGCCTGCTTATTTTTTTTACAAAAAAGGAGACTGAGACATGTATATTACATTGAACAAGAAAGACATCGAATTGAAATTTGACTTTAGATTTTTGCGTGAGATTGATTCACGGCTCGGCATTAAGATGGAGGGTGGTTCAATCGGACAGGGTGTGTCCATGCTGCCACTGGGATTAAGTGCAGGCAATCCCGTGACCATCGGCGAAACGATTCTTGCTGCTACAGCCTACAAACAGAAGAAACGTCCGACAGTGGATGATTTAGATGACATTCTGGACGACATCGCTGAAAACGTAGGACTTGAAGAATTCGGCGAACAAATCATTGAAGAACTGGGAAAGCGACCTATGACCCGAAACCTCGTAGCGAAATCAGAGGAACAGACGGAACAGGAAACAGACTAACCTACGACCAAGTGATTATAACGTGCATGGCAGAACTGAACATCACTGATCTGAAACAGATTGAACAGATGACGCTCTCAGAATACAACTACCGTATGTACGCACTTGAATTTGTCTATCTACGCAAGGAATTCGAGCGATACAAGACAGCTTTCGCTATCCGTGACGCAGCTGCTACAAAAAATGTCGGCACAGAAAAAGAGCCGAAAGAAGAGTATGTGTTCAAAACAGCGTCGGATGTGATTGATTACAGTGAGAACTACGAACGATTGACCAGAGGCGAGCCAATACGATTCACGGACGAACTCGAGGACATCGAGCCTAGACAAATCGAACTGTACAACGTAATAGCAGACATCAACAGACAAACAAAGTAAAGGAGGAATAACGTGGCAGAATATAAGGTCAGTACAACCCTTGAAGCGAATACGAAGCGATTCAAAAGTCAAATTCAGTCAGCTATGAATGTAGTCAAGGAATACAAACGACAGAACAGAGATACGGATGTCGAGTTGGGTGCAGATATTTCAAGACTTCGCAGACAGATGAAGATTGCACGGGTCATCATGCAGCGTTTCAGCAAAGAAAAAGTTGAAGCCAGAGCAGGTGTCGATTCCAGTGCCGCAGAAAATCGCATTTCACGCTTAAGATTGATGCTGAGAAGTATTCCCAACCGTGTCCGCGTACGACTTGAAACAAAGATTGATACAGGCAGCCTTTCAAAATACATGACGATATTTTCAGGACTTATCCCTATTGTCGCCGCAGCAGTCCCCGCGGTCATGGCAGTAGGTAACGCATTGGCCGTTGTAGGAGGCGGCGCAATCGGATTAGCTGGTGCATTCGGGATTGCAGGCGCAGGCGCGATGGCGTTCGGCGGCATGGCAATAAGTGCGATTAGCATGCTTAATGATGGGTTGATTGCAGCAAGTGGCGAGACACAATACTATCAATCAACGTTACAGGGTGTGAAAGATGAATGGGCTGGGTTGATTCAGCAGAATGCTACCTCAATCTTCACAACTTTGGGAAATGGCATTCAGTCAGCAACAATTGCGCTTCAAAAACTTAATCCTTTTTTAAGTAGTGTAAGTACTTTAATCACTGCAGCATCTAACAAGATGCTTTCATGGGTCGCAACGTCACAGACGGCGTCCAATTTCTTTAACATGATGGGAACAACAGGTGTTTCTATATTTGCGGATTTGCTCAACGCATTAGGTCGCTTTGGTGATGGATTCGTTAATATCTTTACGCAGTTTACACCTTTATTTAAGTTTATGAGTCAAGGTCTACAGAATATGGCAACAGACTTTCAAAAATGGGCAAACAGCACATCCACAGCGACAGGCATTGAAACATTCATCGACTACGTGAAGGAGAATCTCCCATTGATCGGAGAGATATTCAGCAACACATTCGGCGGAATCATCAACCTGTTCAAGGCGTTCAGCGGTAACTCGAACACCATATTTGAATCGCTCGCACAAATGACCGAGAAGTTCCAGACGTGGTCAGAAACCATCGGGCAATCACAAGGATTCAGACAATTCATCGATTATGTTCAGACCAATGGACCAGTCATCATACAGATGATAGGCAGCATTGTAACAGCAGTGATTGCATTTGCTACAGCGATGGCACCACTTGGCGGTATTATATTGCAGGTGGTTACAGCAATCGCACAGTGGATTGCAGGATTCGCACAGGCACATCCACAGATTACGATGATTGTGAGTGGTGTATTAGTATTTATTAGTGCATTGCTAAAAATTATCGGAGTAATACAAGCAATATTACCTAGTTTTTTAATATTACTAGGGATACTTCAAAGAATGTGGAATGTTTTTAAATACGTTATGGATATCCTTAGATTAGTCGGTCTTGCATTTGCAGGACTTTCAGCCCCTGTCCTCATTGTCATCGGGGTCATCGGTGCATTGATTGCAATATTCGTTCTGCTGTGGAACAAAAACGAGGCATTCCGTAACGCAGTCATCGGAATCTGGAATTCCATTAAATCGACATTCCAAAGCTCTATTGAAGCCATCAAAGGTTTTTTAAAGGGCGGCTGGGTCGCTATGGTGGCTTCAGCAGTGGCGTTCGGTGCTGATTTTATCAGTCAGATTGGTTCAGCTATGAGTAATTTTAAAAGCAGAATATCTCAAGGTGTCGCTGATGCTCTATCTACTTTAAAAACCGGTATCAGCAATATGATTTCCGCAGCAGCTGGATTTGTAGGCGATTTTGCCAGTGCCGGTAGTGATTTGATCATGGGTATGGTCAACGGTGTAGCTAAAGCAGCAGGCAATCTAGTAAGTGCGGTCACTGATGCAGTAGGTGGTGCCATCAACAAGGCTAAATCATTGCTCGGTATTCATTCCCCGTCGCGCGTATTTAAAGGTATCGGTATCTACACGATGCAAGGCATGGAAAATGGGATTAACGGGGCAGGTGGTGGTGTGATTAAGAGTATGTCCAGCATCGCCAATCAGATGCAGAGTGCGTTTAATCCTGCGTTTGCGTTACCGGACATTTCAGGTAATCTTTCGGGCATGCGCGCAACCATCAATTCACAGGTGCAGCACACGCACACAGTCAACTCAACACCTAACCAACGTGTGGTACGCATCGAAATGGGTATCAACAATGACGCTCTGACATCAATCGTGAATGGACGCAATGCAGACAGCAACTTCATCCATCAATTCTAAGGAGGGCAGTTATGGACATAGAGATTATCAAGAAAAATCAATCGTATCTGCTCTCTGAACATGGCATCATCGTCAATGATGTGGTGGTTGAGGGAGTAGAAGTGAACGACATCTACACGAGTAAGGAGGGTATCCACGGTCGTTTTTTACTGAATTCAACATTCAGCAAACGTAAAATCAGCGTACCTGTACACTTCAAAGTGGATAAGTACAGCAGCTATCAGCGAGTGCGGGATTTACTGTATGAACTCGTGACTGATTCAGAACCATTCTACATCCGAGAACTTAGACGGATAGAGAAACCGAACTATGAATTTAAACAGGCGGTGGCGGATGACCCCCAACTGTTTGATGAATCGGGGAACCCCATATACAGCAACCGCAACTATGAAAATCATTATGTGACTGGTAAACAGTATTTAGTCAAACTGGCAGGTGTGATTACACCTAACCAAAAAGGACGTAAGGGAGAGGCAACGATTGACTTTGAAACCGCAGAACTTCCTTTTGCTGAAAGTATCGGCACGTCCTTGCAGCTCGAAGAGAATGACACTTTGGGGTTATGGTCCACTGATATGCGGATTTCTCATAGCGTCAACGCCACACGACAGTATACGTTTAAAAACGTGAAAAATGGATCAGTGTATTATCACGGCACAACACCTCTCGACCAGTTTAATATGCACTGCATCGTTGAGGTTACCATCGGGGAACCGACAACAGAACTCAACTGGTATTTAAGACACTCTGATTTGATGGTCATCAAAGGTTTGTCCCTTATTCCTGGAGACGTGATTCGTTATGACGGGATGCATACGTACAAGAACGGGATTAACATCAATCGTTACACACGGTTGACCAGTCCGAAGTTCAAGCCGGGACACAACGCCTTTAACTTTAATCAGACAGTGCTGCAAGTGACATTTGACATGAAATTCTACTACGTGTAAGGAGATGAACGGATGCCGATAAGAATTACAAACAGATTAGGCTTTGCTCATCCTTTACATGTTTCAACCAAGCTCACGGAACGTATGAATGAGGATGGCAGTCTGACTTTTGAAGTGATTGAAGATGACTATAACAAGGAAATTGTGAATACATTATCTAAGATGTGGACTGTTTCACAAGTAGGCGGACCTAATGACGACACGGAATATGTCATCATCATGCTTGACCGCGAGACGATAGGCGACCGCCAGAAAATCAAAGTAAGTGCAAGGGAACGGCATATCCACGACTTGTTACGCAGACGGTACTACGGGGATATTACAGGGACGTTGACAGCCAAACAATACTTTGACGAAGTATTCAAGGGTCTGGACATGACTTACACCCTCAGCGAGAGTGTCCCCGACGCTGTATGGGAGAATGCAGGGAACGGGAGCAGGCGACTGGACATGTTCCGTGATGGTCTTGCGAAGTATGGACTTGAATATATGTACGATTCAACGAAAAAACGATACGTATTGAAGCCGTTCTTTGAAGAAATCGCAGACTACTACATTTCATCAGAAATCAACGCAAACAAGGTGTATGTGGAAGAGGATGCGTCTGACATCGCTACGTACATCAGAGGTTACGCGTTTTTTGATAAGGACACACCTTACCAAGAGGCAGCCCTGCAAATTGAGTTCAGACATCCACTGGCTGATGCTATCGGCACACATGAAGCTGAACCGTACATCAACGGGAATATTACAGACGAGGATGATTTGAAACGGGAGCTAGAAGCGATTATCGCCAACTCGTTGAAAGTTTCACTCAAAGTCGATTTTTTATCACTTACTGATAAATTCCCGAAAGCTGTTCCGAAAATTGGTCATGTGGTGCAAGTTAAAAACGACACATTGAATGTAATGGATGACGTTCGGATCGTTGAAGTGTCCACTGAACGCGATGGCAATAATAAGATTAAAAAACAGGATATTGTACTCGGCGATTTTAGAAAATATCAGAGGTACATGCGTGCGGTCAATACAGCAGCTAACTTTGTGTCAAGTGCAACGAACGGGAGTAATCCTAATCGGACAGAAGTTGCGGCACTGGCAAGCAAATTCAATCAGATTGAAACCAACGAAAAAGGTTTGGTGCTGAGAGATGAATCAGGCGTACCTTATAACGTCATCATACAGGACGGGCAGATAGTCGCAGTTAAAATTTAAGGAGGGCATATATGGTCACATTAATCAAAAAATTATCCGACATATTTGATTACTATCAAATCGGACAGCATGAAAAGAATTATAGAGACATTGAAGATGAGTTGAATAACTCAAAGACTGACATGTCATTCCATAGACGCGAAGAAACGAACGCACATGCCAGTGGGCAAATCGGTCACGGCAACAGCAATGTGCAGGACGAAATTGACAATCTTCACGGACAAGTCAACAGTCTGGTCATCGGCAATAACGGAGATGGCATTGCTGAAGTGACACAGGCCCGTGTGGACAATGTAGGCGATGTTCATCCGACACTGCATGACAGATTGAAATCAGACAATGATCGATTCAACTTAGATAAAACTGACATATTAAAGACGGTCGCAGAAACTGAGAAAAAACTGAATGATACCGAATATCGTTTTGAGCCAAAGACAGATGCATTCCTGTACATTACTGACCTCGGTCCATTGATTGATAAGGTGATGCAGTCCTTCTGGATTGATAATCGGACGAATCTGGTCTACATGACACAGGCGGCAACAGACGGCTACACTATCACACGCATGAAAGCGAACGGACAATACATGGATGTCTGCACAGTGCCAGCAGGTGGCCACGGGACACACAACGGCTATCGTTACATCAACGGCGAACTGTGGATTTATTCACAGATGCAGAATACATCAGGCGGGTATGAAGTAGTACGTTTTAAATATGTGCCGAATGGAACGATTACATACGGCATGCCGGGGGTCGAAATCGTGTTTACAGGACACCCCGAAAAACCCGCGATCAAGCCAGTCATCAATGAAACAGAGAATATTATCCTATTCCGTCTGCCTGCTGATGAAGCGACAGAAGGTGGAGCGACAACAGTTGAAGTTAGAAAGTTATCCGATATTGACAGCGGAGTTAATAACATATTGTACCGCGTGAACATTCCAGCAGGACTTGCAAGCGCGACGCAGCCGATGCAGGGTCTCGATTATTCAGACGGTGTGCTTTACTGGTACACGGGCGATAGTAATCCGTCTAATCCTAATTATCTGACAGCGTTTGATGCTGCAACTAATGCACAGTTGTACAGCCGTGAGTTGATTATCGGTAAAGAGGGGGAGAATTATCCCGGAGGATTCGCGGAAGCTGAGGGCATTCAGATTTATTATGACCGGACGAGTGGCAAGAAGATGCTGCTGGCAGGTGTAGTTGTGGGCGGCTCAAGTCAACGTTCCCACAAGATTTACGGTGTAGGACAGCGCGGGATGTATGAAGCACTGACGTCAGTGGCGACACCATTTTCCATGTCAGATGGCAGTGGCCGGATTAAGCCGATACCCGTTTCACAGGCAGATTTTACGGCGTTATCCAAAGTTACAGAGCCAGGCTACTACTACTTGACCACAACAATGACGCAAATTTTATCTGATTTCCCGATTCAAGCACCATGGCGTGATGCCGGATGGTTTTTAGAGGTCACCCCGTCCACGACAGTAGGGACTCTACGACAAGTACTCACTCGTAATTCATCGAGCCGGGACATGATGACGTTCGAGCGTATTATGATGACAGGCGACAGCACAAGCAACTGGAACTACGTCCCTAAAACAGCAGGTAAAACAGAACGTATTCCATCGTTTGTCACGGACATGAAACAGCTGAACATTGTAGGATTTAAGTATTACATCGCGTCTACTGACACAGAAACATTGAAAGGATTCCCGGAATCGCTCAGAGGGGCAGCCGGATGGATCTGTCATGTTGAACCGTCCACGACTGATGGATTTATGCAGCGTCTAGTCAAACGTAACGATAGTACGCCTTACATGTCATTGCACAGACATTATATGTCAGACGGCACGACATCGCCGTGGTCACAATTAGAAGCGACAATCATCAGTTAAGCTGCCTTAATGGGTGGCTTTTTAATTTAAAGAAAAGAGGATGATATATGAGTAATTTAGATAAAGTAGCAGTCGTTCCATTGGAAACGTCAGCAGTATATAAACCGGTCAGTACATTAAATGTAGAATTTTTCAGCCACGATATTAATACGGCAGTATTTAACTTCGTGGTCAGCAAGAACAATATACCACTTCTGCTCAGTAAAACAGATGTCAATGCCTATATCTGTCTTATTGCTGCTGACGGTAGCCGTGTAGTCGATGACGTCATGGTGGCAGATGGAGCGAAAGGGTTGCTCAGCTACACGATTCCAAACGAATTCCTGAAACATACAGGAAAAGCACGCGGTCAACTGTACGTGGCAGTTTCAGGCACTGACGACGTAGTAGTACAGCGTGAGTTTACGTTCAACGTGAGCCGTGCATTGGTTGATTCCATAGACGCTGACAGCACAGTAACGTATATCAAGAGCGTAGACGAGTTGAGACAGGCATTGATCGATAAGTTGGATGTAAACCTCTCAGCAGAAGCAGAAGCAATCGTTCAGCGGATGGTAGCTGAAAATCCTGAACAGTTTAGAGGTGCTGACGGCACAAGCCCGTCACCAGCACAGGTCGCACCATTGTTAGAGCCTTACGCAAAAAAAGCGGCAGTAGATGAATTTAATAAATTATCTGCGGAAAAACAGTTGGACGGGGAAGTGATTGCAGCACGTGGTACTCATGCATCGTTAAAAGACAAATTAACAAGTATGAACAGATTAGCACCACAAATTGATTATGTTGAAAAGTTAACACCCTCCCTAAGCTATGACGAAATTCAAATCTCAAAATCATCTGCTACTGCAATATCTGTCAGTAATTTCAACAAAGTGAGCGGCAGACATTTAACTAATGTTTTTAGCAAAAACGCTAACGATGATTATTGGATACTATCTGATAGCTACGTCGGTGGGACTGCATATAGCGAGCTGGCTAAAGAGTATAAAAACTACGAATTAGTTAGTGGTACAATCGACACACAATATGCGACGCACTGGGCAACTAAGGGCGCGAAAATTAAAGTGACGATTTCGGGTAGTGAGATTTACTTTAGACGTTTCGCTGATAATAGAGGAGGTTTGTGGAGATTTATTATTGATGGAGACACCGCTAATCCTATTGATGTGTCTGTTTATAAAGCAACATCAGGTACTGACGATGTTAAATTAAAAGGTAGTTTAGAAGATAAAACACATTTAATTGAAGCTGAGTTTATGGGTGATGATCCCGCAAATGTTCCATCTACGGGTACAGGTAATTCAAGAGGTTGGTTGTCTTATCATGCTACTATTGACACTTCTAAAACGTTTAGGGCGATGTTTAATAACTTGAATATCACAAAAGAAAAAACATTAAATTCAGCATTAAGTAATAAAGACTTTGCGATTTTATGTAGAAAAGCAGGAACTACAGATGAGTTTCACTTTGTTCCTGAACATAACGCAAAAGGAACTGCATTTAAAATTGTAGAGCCTCAATTCTTACTTGATGGCAAACTTTTAAATTTAACCACTATGCAAATAGGTGTAAAAGTAATTGGTAAGCAATTCACTTTACTTCAATCTGTGTATGGCAGACATCCAATAAGTGGTGAGAATTTATTAAGAATAGATTCTACTCATGATATTAAATTAAACTCTACAACACATTTAATGGGTAAAGTTAGTGCTTTAGTTGATGTAGAAATTAAAGATGCATATTTCTTAATGCTACCTGTTATGAATGAGGTCGCTAGAAGATTAAAAACATCAAGATACAATTCTTATCCGACTATCAAAAACGATGGTACACAAACAGTGTTGACTGCAGAACAAGATGATACGACATCATACGTTTACACTAGTGATATAAACACTAACTTATTTAGTGCGTTAACAATCCGTGATGCATTTCGCTCGTTGCGTACAGGTCAACCTAGTAAATTCCCTGTTGGTCAAACAATGTGGAATGAGCACAGGGCAAACAGTACCATGCAAAAATTGTACAATTCAATTTATAGATATGGTACTTTGCCTGCGGGACAAGAATTGTATTATGACGGTACTTATTTGTCGGGAGAAATACCAAATGTGCATAATCTAATTTAATATAGAGACATCTCGCAAATAGGTGCCTTTCAAGTTATAACCTCTCACATAAGTGAGGGGTTTTATTATACACAAAGGAGCGTGAATAAATGCCATTACCGTCAACAGGAAAGCCGACAGCACAGGATGTAGTGGTCTGGGCGCTTGATTTAGCAGCACGGCGCGCAGGAGTGGATGTGGATGGCTATTATGGATTGAATTAGTCCATGTAAAATAGTGTGAATTGCTGGAAACCCTTTAGAGTGTCATAAACCACAACGCAACTGGCAACGGTCAACGTGACGGTTTAAAAATTATGACAATTAGGCAATCAGCAGCCAAGTTCCTATGGTAACAGTAGGAAAAGGTTCAACGACTAGGCGCCATTAATTAATGGACAGCGCACTAGACAGTATAGAGGTTAAATGATACAATAAACATGTAGATGATTATTAAAGGAGTGGTCACATGGACATTGTAGGTAAAACGTTTAACCATCTAACTGTACTTTCGTATGAGGGCAGAAATAACCATCAACAAAAGGTGTTTTTATGTCACTGTAATAGATGTGGAAATGAAAAAGTTATGATAGGGTCGGCAGTTAAAAACGGTTATTCAAAAAGTTGTGGGTGTTTAGCGAATTCACTCATTAAAGAACGAACAACTACACACGGCATGTCGAAAACTCGTATATATAGAAAATGGAAAGGAATGCTTGCGCGTTGTTACAATTCAAACATGCAGAACTACCAGCATTACGGTGCTAGAGGTATTAAGGTTTGTGATGAGTGGCGGCATGACTTTTCAAAATTCTATGAAGATATGGGTGACATTCCATTTGAAAAAGCTGAACTTGACCGTATAGACAACGACAAAGATTATTGCAAAGAAAATTGTAGATGGGTTTCTCATCGTGATAATTGTGATAATCGCCGCACCTACCATAACAAAACAGGTTATACAGGGGTAACGTATAAACCAAAGATAGGGAAATACCAAGCGCAGTTATATAAGAATAAGAAGTTTACCTATCTCGGTGTATATGACACTCCCGAAGAAGCCTACCAAGTCTATTTAAAAGCGAAAGAGCAGGCAACTGTCATGATATAGTCTCGTCCCCTTACGAAAGTTAGGGGTCTTTTTTATGGAGATAGAAATAGTTAGACAAGCGTGGTCAGAAATGACGACAGGGAAAGGCTATTTCTAAAAGACAACGATCAGTGTTGGGACTTACCTAACTATATCCTCAAGCGATATTGGGGTTTTGTCACATGGGGCAACGCCAACGCAATGGCGAACCCAGCCAACTACCGCGGCTATGACTTTACCATCTACACCAATACATCATCGTTTATTCCGAAGCCGGGGGATTGGGCTGTGTGGGCAGGGACGAATCCGGGGCATGTGTCAATTGTCGTCGGGCCGAGTACAACAAGTTACTTCTACTCCGTAGATCAAAACTTTTATACAAATAATGCTTATGGCAGTCCTGCCTATAAGATTAAGCACACTTACAACGGTGTGACGCACTTTGTAAGACCACCTTATAAGGAGGGGGTAATCACACCGCCTGTCGATGACAATCCAGACCAGACACCTGTCGCCGAAAGTGAGCGATTCAGGGATGTGAAGAAGATTGAGTACACGCTCATGAACAAGGAGTTTGAGGGTGTGGACGGCATGCAGCATTTTATCGTTGACTCGAAGAAACGCACGGGAGACCCAAAAGGCGTGCTAATACGTAACGCTGCAACGATGCGTAATGTTAAGGACCTGTATAAAGATAGAGGGAGACTGATGGACCGTCAGGACCTCCCTCATTTTTATGTGGATAGAAAACTCATGTGGGCGTGCAGGCCGATGGACATGATAGCACCTTATGCCCCTGATATGATTGTCATTGATGTCTGTGAGGACTTTGCGGTCAATGATGAGACGTTCACATTTAACGAAGTCGCTGCAATGGTGCTGTGTTACACAGTGTGCAGGGTTAACCGCATCGAGTTTAAGGCGAGCAACATCCACGCCGAACGGAACATCTGGCGTTCGATGTTATTGCATGAGAAATGGGATATGCTGAAAAACTCATTCCCTGACACCTCGAAATATGACTCGCTTGAAAAAGCGTTCATCGGCATCTACGATAATATGCTCGAGATTATATCCACAACGCCTGAAGAATCAGTGGAACGCTTTCGGATCAAAGTGACGCAGAAGAATAAGAATCGTTATTCTGCAACCTCGACGACCAAGCAGACGATTACAAAGGAAACCAGCAGTTACACATTTGATGGTGCAGTTGGCTTACAGATGACAACGAATCCGCAGGTTAATGTGTCCACTGGATGGGTGTCTGCGAGCCAGTCCGAAACAAAGAGTGCGATGAACGTCTCAACTATATTCAAAAGCACTACACAAATTTATCAGATGCTGCATTTAGGCAAGTATCAAGGCATTGCCGTCAGCAAGTTGAACCAGATACTCAAAGGCAAGGGGAAACTCGATGGCATGGGTCAGGCGTTCGCAGACGCATGCAAACAGTACAACATCAACGAAGTTTATCTTATCAGCCACGCACTGCTTGAATCGGGGAACGGCTATTCTAACTATGCAAGTGGTGTATACGGGTATTACAACTTTTTCGGTATTGGTGCATACGACAGCAATCCTGACTATGCCATGACTTTAGCTAAAGACGAGGGATGGACTACACCTGAAAAAGCCATCAAAGGTGGTGCAAGGTTCGTCCGTAAGGATTACATCGATGTCGGACAGAACACGCTGTACCGCATGCGATGGAACCCCAAAAAGCCGGCGACTCATCAATATGCCTCAGACATCAAGTGGGCGAGTCATCAGGCATCCTCGATAGCATCGTATTATAAAGCGATTGGATTAAAAGGACAGTATTACATTTACGATCAATATAAATAACCTGCTCGAAAGGTTAATTTTTTTAATTTAAGGAGAGTGACGCATGTTTATAGCAACAGAAAAAATTGAAATCATTAAACTATATTTATTTGGAACAGATTTACGTATGATTTACATCTTAGCATTTTTAATGCTGGTAGATATTTTCACAGGAGTTATGAAAGCATGGTATAACCACAATTTATGGAGTCGAAAGTCTATGTTTGGTTTCGCGCGCAAACTAATGGTGTTCTGTATTGTAATTCTGGCAAACATTATTGATCAGGTAATGAATCTAAATGGAGGACTGTTACTTGTAACAATGCTCTATTACATGGCTAACGAGGGATTAAGCATTATCGAGAACTGTGCAATCTTGGGCGTGCCTATTCCTGACGCGATTAAAGAGAAGCTGGCCATCATGGCAGAGGGCAAGCAGTCCGTTACAACCGAAATCAAGGAAGAATTTACGCTGAAACATAACAAGGATTTACCAGGTGGACAAGTTGATGTGAAAGTTAAAGTGGAACCGGAAGAAGTTAAAAATATTGAGAAGGACGGCCAGTAGGTCGTCTTTTTAATTTAAAAATAATGGAGGAATTAAAATGACAACAATCACTAAAAGTATTGTAAATGTAAATCCAGGTGGAATGAAACCAGTCGGGATTGTCATCCACAATGATGCGGGTACATTAACAGGCACAGGCTATAAATCGTTTTTGGCCAATCATCCACTTGAGAACGGCTTTGCACACTATTACGTGAGCGAGGGTAGCATCTTACAGGTGCAGTATAATGACCGCGTTGCATGGCACACAGGCAATCAGTGGGGCAATGCTAACTTGATTGGATTTGAGGTATGCCAGTCTATGAACGCAAGCGATGCACAGTTTTTACGCAATGAAGAAGAAACGTTTAAACTTGCCGCAGAAGTGATGCAATCATGGGGTATTCCAATCAACGAAAAGACCGTATGGCTGCACAAAGAGTTATCGCCCACAGCATGTCCGCATAGATCATGGGAATTACACGGGCAGTCCATTGCAGCGGTTAAAAAATACTTTGTTAGTCGCATCTTGTACTACGCAAATGGTGGCAAAGTACCTGCTAAGACTGCAACCGTGCAGAAAGCACCTGCTAAAAATACAGGTGGTTGGCAAGTAAACAAATACGGCACAAAGTGGAAAAACGAAAAAGGCACTTTTATTAATGGTAGTGAGCCTATCCAAGCTTATTACGTTGGGCCATTTATTATCGCTAAAAATAAAGCTGGTAAATTACCTGCTAAAGCTACAGTTAAATACGACGAAGTGATGATACAAGATGGCCATGTGTGGATTAGCTATACAGCTGATGACGGCAAACGTATTTACCTGCCAGTTCGTCCACATGTCAATGGTGTAGACGGTAAAGCATGGGGAACATTTAAGTAATAACCTGAATAATATGCTATAATATAACTACAAATAATAGAAAAGAGGTGTAACGCCGCCTTTTCTATGAATCATCTTGAGTACCCTCGACATTCGCCGGTCGGGGGTTATTTTTTATGCCTTGAAACCGTTCATACATAAGGGATTGAATCATGTACATAAAATATTTATGTCGAATAGCATTAAAGTGTTGACTTATGTCAGATAGCATAGTAATATATAGACATAAGGTAATAACAAATAAAAAACACGGAGGGCATTGAATGAGAAAATCAATCGAAGAGTTGTTTGAAAGCAGTGAGAATACGAATAGTATCGCAACACACGCAGGTGTACCGCAATCAACCGTTCACAGGTATAGAACAGGAGAAAGAAAGTTAGATAACATGCCACTTGCCACAGCAGAAAAACTACAAAAATTCTGGGAGGAATACAATATGAAAAACATTAAATGGACAGGCAAAACCACTGATGGTAACAAAAAATACACAGCGGAGGGTAGCACATACGAAGAAGTTTATAACCACATCAACGAGAAGTACGGTTACGGTTCAATCCTCGACGACGAAGAGGAAGATAGAACGGATTGGACAGAAGAAGATTACAGAGACGCTATCGAAGAAAGCACATCAGAAGCGTATTATCATGAGTTTAAGATGACGGTAGAATAAAAAATGCCACTCTTAACTGAGTGGTTTCTTTTATTTAGACGAATTAT